TCGAGGTTCTACTCGGCCAAGGAAGCGGGTGCGCTTCTCTCCTCCGCTTCCGCCGGCGGTTCGCGCCTTGCCGGTCGCATGGCCGGAAAGAGCCCGACGCTCGGCGCCGGCACACCGGGCGGCGGCAAGGCCACCGAGAAACAGGCGGTGATTTCCACCGTCCGCTCCACCATCCTGGCCCGTCACGGCCGTAACCGGAAGGATTCCTGATCATGGGAGAAGCCACCTTCGCCCCGAACGACCTGCTCGTTTCCGACGTGCCGGTCATCATCCGCAACATCACCATCGTCAGCGGCCAGAACCTCAAGCGTGGTGCTGTCCTCGGCAACATCACCGCATCGGACAAATACACCCTGTCCGCTTCGGCCGCTGCTGACGGCTCGCAGACGCCCGCCCTGGTGCTGGCGACCGATTGCGATGCATCCGCCGGCGACGTCGTCGCCGCGGCTTACGCGAGCGGCGCCTTCGATTCGACGAAACTCATTCCGGGCGCCGGACACACGGCCGCGACCGTCGAGGCCGCTTTCCGCAAGGCAGGCGCTCCCCTCTACGTGCGCGTCCTGAAGTAAGCCCGAGACCGAAAAGGACACCACACACATGGAAGAACTTCTCCTCTCCACCGCGGAACTCGTTGCGGTTCTGCCTCCCCGCGATCGCCCGGAAGCTTTCCTGCGCGATCGCTATTTCTCGACGACGGTCCTTTCCGACATGGAACAGATCGTCTTCGACAAGATTCTGCCGGACCGTGAGCTCGCGCCGTTCGTCCATCCGGATGTTCCCGGCAAGGACTCGGCCAACCGCGGCTTCAAGGCGACCAGTTTCACGCCGGCTTACGTCAAGCCGCAAAATACGCTTCGCCCCGGCGGCAACATGATCCGCATGCCGGGCGAGCCGATCGGCGGCCGCAACTCGCCGTCGCAGCGCTACGCCTACAATCTGGCGACGATTATCGACGATCAGGACCAGCGGATCACCCGGCGCGAGGAATTCATGTGCTCGCAGGTTATCCGTACCGGCCAGGTGATCGTCGAGGGCGAGGACTATCCGACGCAGACCGTCAACTTCGGCCGTAATGCCGCGCTGACCATCGCACTCGCCGGCGCAGCGCGCTGGGGCGAAGCAGGCGTCGATCCGATGGACGATGTCGAGGAGTGGGTGCAGCTGCTTTCCGATACCAGCGGCTTCACCGCCCGCGAGGTGCTGCTCGGCCCGGGCGCTGCGGGTCTCCTGAAGAAGTCGCCGCGCTTCCTCGAGGCGCTCGACAACCGGCGCCAGGATGGCGGCATCATGCAGCTGGGGCCGGTCAGCACCGGAGCGGAGAACAAGTATTACGCGGTTCTCGGCACCATCGGCGAGCTGACGTTCATCCAGTATTCGCAGCCCTACACGGTTGGCGGGGTGCGTAATAACTTCTGGCCGTCCATGGGCGTCGGTATCTTCGATCCCTTCGGTTTCATGGGCCACTTCGCTTACGGCGCCATCCTCGACAACGACGCTCTCCTCTCCATGGAGCGCTTCCCCGACATGTGGCGGGAACGGAACCCCTCGCGAACCATCGTCCAGACGCAGGCAGCACCGCTTCCGATCGCTCCGGAGCCGGACGCCAGCCTGTTCGCGCTGGTCCGCTAATCCCCAACCCCGTGTTCGTCCGCATATCCGCCGGTTTCCAGCCGGCGGATATCCGGACTTGAAAGGACGCTCTGATGAGCAAGAAAAACGAGCAGTTCAATGTGACCGTGAAGGTCGGCAAGAAAACCTACAGGCCGGGCGAGCCGGTTCCGGTCGGGACCGGCGGCCTTACGGCCGAGGAGGCGGAAAATTTCCGCAAGAATTTCGGCATCTTTACCGCCGGCCCCGAGGCTACGGCCGCGGCGCCCGTGCCTTCCGTCGATCTCGACAGGCTTCGCGAGGCGATCGAGAAGCTTTCAGCCGACAACGACAAGCTTTCGGCCGACAATGACCGGCTGACGGCGGAGCGTGACAGCGCGATCGGCGATCGCAGCATGCTGCTGAAGCAGAACGAGCAGCTTGAGACCGACAATGCGACGCTGGCCGCCGAAGTCACCAAGCTTCAGGCCGAGGTCGAAAAGCTGACGGCTCCGAAATGACGCCGCGTCCCGCCATGTTCGATAGGATGGGGCCGAAGTTCGCCAAGGCCTTCGGCAATGCCGACGCCGTGTTCACGGTCGACGGTGTCGCGAGGCCCGCCGTGCGGGTCATCCTGCGAGTGTGGCGGGAAACCGATCTGGCGGAGGAGCAGGAGCAGGGCGTCGAAGGCACCACCCATCTGCTCGCCGTGGCCGCTTCCGCGGTGCCCGGTCTCGCCAGCCAGCGCGATAGCGTGGCGATCGGCGGCGTCACCTACCAGGTCATCAACATCGACGACGATGCGCGGGCCATGCTCCGCATCTCGCTTGCCGGAGACATCTGACCATGAAAACACAGGAACAGGAATCTACGCCGGCCGCCGCGGTCGATCCGATGGAGGACCTCTGCCAGGCGCTGTTCTCGACGGAAGAGGGCGCCAAGAAGAAGGCCGCGCGCCAGACCGCAGGCGCCATGACGCAGCGGCCGTGGCCGCAATTGCCGTCGCGGCTCCGCTCGGCGATCCGCTCCGACATCGGTCGCCTGCTTGATAACGGCAAGGCGCGCGCACAGATCCTCGAGGCGGGTTATTCCGCAGGTGTCGTGAACCAGGCGCTTCGCGACCTCGGCCGCTCGGTCGCCTGATATGGCGCATCTCCGCAGCCAGATCTTCGCGGCCGTAACCGCCAGACTCTCAGCCATCCCGGAGTTCTCCGGTGCTGACAAGGTGAAGCGCGATCGCAAGGGCGCGATCCCGCAGGAAAAGCTGCCGGCGTTGACAGTCACCTGGGCCGACAGATCGGAGACGATGACGGTCCGACCCTCGTCGGGACCAGCCGGAGAGGACGGTTACGACCGGTCCCTGCCCCTCTCGATCGTCGTGCACCTGCGGGACGATGAGCCGGAAGAAGAATTCGATAGGCTTTGCGTGCTGATCGAGGCCGCGATGGCCTCGGACATCACCTTCGGCGGACTTTCAGTCGAAGCTCTGCTGCAATCGGAACAGTATTTCGTGAACCCGCAGACCGGCATCTCCCTGCTTGCCGGTTCGCTCAACTACCAGATCGCCTACAAGACGCTCGCCGCCAATCCGGAACAGGCTGCGCTGTAGCGCCACTACTCCCACCAGCACGAAGAGGATTTTGCCATGGCTCTCGGCCGTCAGCTTACGCTTGCCCGCTCGACCGGTGCAGGCGCCTTCACCTTGGCCTGCATCACCGAACAGCGATCCCTCGAGATTAACAACGAGGAAATCGATATCACCAAGCCGAGCTGCACCGATCCCGGCAGCAAGCTCACGCTGGCGCTGATGTATGGCATCCAGTCCATCCGTTTCAGCGGGCAGGGCGCCTTCGTCGACACCGTCACGATGAAGGCGGTAACCGCCGATGCGGTCAACCAGGTGATCACCGAGTATCAGGTCACAGTGCCCGGCGTTGGCACGTTTGAAGGCGACATGCTCGTCTCGATGACCTTCTCGGGCGACAAGACGAACGAACTGCAGGCAGACATCCGTTGCGCCATGACCGGCGCTCTCACCTTCGTACCTGCCGTCTAAGCCGGAGAAGTTTAATGCTGCCTGCCAACCCATTGCGCGGCGAGGCGGAGGTTCGCATCGGTTCGATCGACTTCCGCATCGCCGTCACCTTCTCAGGCCTTGCTCGTCTCTCCGACGCGATCGGCGCCCGCACCCTCGACGAGCTCTACGGCCGCCTTCTCGGCTTCGAGCCGAAGGCGGTTGCCTGCGCCGTCCGCTGCCTGATCGTCGCGGATGACGAGGATCAGATATCGGCGCTTTCGGCGAGGATCCTCGATGACGGCAACATCTCGGCCGCCGACCAGCTCGCCTGGCGCGAGGCGGTCGAAAAGGCGCTGTCCGCCCACATTGCTGCCGGGACAATTCGACGGGACGAGCGGACCGCGTCGCAGATTGCGGGAGATGCTGTCCTGGGAAAGCCCGTAAGCCCCTCCTGATCAAGGATCATCTCAAGTCGCTGTACCGTATCGCCACGAACCCTAAGATGCTCGGCTGGTCGCCGGACATGTTCTGGAGGGCGACGGCGGCGGAATTCGAGATGACTGTGGAGGGGCTTTCCGGGAATGTCCGTGGCGGGCCGTTCATTTCCCGCGAAGAGGTCCGGCGCATTGCAGCGGAACATGGCGTTCGTCCGTCGCTCAAGGCCAATCCGAATGCGAAGGTCATAGGCGGTGGAGCCTAGGGAGCTTCGCTTTCCTTCAGATATCCGTTGGCTTTCAATGCCTGCTCCAGGAGCTTTGTGAGGGCGCCTCGGTCGCTCAACCCGTTCCTCACGGTGTAGTCCATCAAGGCTTGACCGACTTCATCATTGAGCAGCTCATGTATGTGGCTGCCGAGCACGATGTTCCGGATCTCGTCCACCAAACTAGCCGCGGCGTTCTTGCTCAGACGTCTGGTAAAGCTGTCCGAAAGCCGATCGACGATCTCGGCAGTCATGGAGCGATGATTGCGTTCGGCCTCGACCTGAATTTTGTTTTTCAGGTCTTCCGGTATGCGAAGTCGAAAGTGAAGATCTTCCCTAGCCATGACACACCAATGACACAAGTATGGCTTGACCGATATGCCACACATATGCCACACATCGTTATGCCACACGGTGTGGCATAGGAGGCGTTATGGAAGAGGTAAGAATGACGCTCCGCCTACCAGCTGACGCTGCTGCGTACCTGGAAGAAAAGGCGAGAGAGAACCTGACTTCGAGAAATGCGGAGGTGGTACGTGCTGTCCGCGAGCGCATGAAGCGCGAACAGGAATTAGAAAAAGGCGACGCAACGGCCTGAGAAACCCGCGTCGCCCTTTTCCGATATCAACAAGAGTTCATTGATATGATTGAGAATCTAGATGAGCCTGTTGCAAAACGCAACGGCTCTGAGAATCTGCTTACGCGCCGAGCCGCGCTTCTGGGTATTTCCTTAAGCGTTGCTGCCGCACCCTTGCCGACGGCTGCGCACGCTGAACCGCTCCCGACGCGAGAAGATCTGGAGGATTATTTCCTCTTTTTGTGGAACGAGCACCACCGCGTTGCCGAAGAACTTGGCGTCGACATGCACGACCCAATTACGCTGCGCAATCGGGGCGGGCGAGCACGGTACGAAGAGGTATGTTCGGCGCCGGCCTCGACGCGCGCTTTGAAGGTGCTTGCTCAGACCGGATTAGCAGCGTGAAACGTGCAAAGCGTTAGAAGCTCTCCTTTGATCCATCCTCGTACAAGACCGCCTTCACGCAGGTGGCGGTCTTTACGTCCTGCTTCCGCAACTGGAGCAGTCTCTTCAGATGTACACCCGATGGCCAAGTTAGATGTTCATTGTATCTGCCGCCCGCCGGAATGGTAGCGTCTGGCCCAATGGGAATGGCGCCGAGCGGAACATCCAAGGCGTCGTAGAAGTAGGCTACAGCCTTGAGCATACGAATCTGCTTCTTGGCGTGTGACTGAACGTCCAATGTGATTTCGACGTGCTCCTCACCCGCTTGTCCGGCCGACCAGTCGGTGATGCTGAGCATCGTTTCGTTGCAGCCGGTGGCCTTCGCTTCCGACGCTGCAAGCACAGACAGTATCAAGAACAACCTGAGCATGCGCCCCTCCCTGTTTGCGGCGGAGCGTAGCGATTTTTCTTTTCTCCGCAACGAGGCATTCGATGAGCCGCCCCGATATCCCTGTCACGATTTCCGGCGATCCTAAAGGATTAGAGGCTGCCCTCGCCAGAGTGCGGTCGCTCGGGAAAACGACTGCAACCGACCTAATGGCTTCATTCGGGCGTATTAAAAGCTTGGCTGGCGGAGCGGCTGGCCTCATCACCGGCATTGTTTCCGCCTCGACGGTAGCAGTCATCAGAGATGCAGCGGGCGCTATCGCATCCATAGGCGATGAGGCGAGGCGGGCCGGTCTTGATGTCAAGAGCTTCCAGGAACTGAAGTACGTAGCCGAGCAGAACCGCGTGGGCGTCGACGCTCTGACGGATGGCATCAAGGAATTGAACCTGCGGGCCGACGAATTCATCGTCACCGGCGGCGGTTCAGCGGCCGAGGCTTTCCAGCGTCTTGGCTACTCCGCCGAGGACCTGAAGCGGAAGCTCGAGGATCCAGCGGACCTTTTTACCGAGATAATCGGCCGCTTGGGCGATCTCGACAAGGCGGCGCAAATCCGCATTATGGACGAGATATTTGGCGGTACCGGCGGCGAACAATTCGTGCAGCTGATCGAGGCGGGAGAGGCCGGTATCCGCGACACGATCAAGGCGGCCAATGATCTCGGTATCGTGCTCGACGAAAAGATGATCGAGCAAGCGGAGGAGATCGATCGCCAATTTAATGCGATCGCGACCACGGTCGGGACAAATCTCAAGGCGGCCATCGTGTCCGCTGTCGCCAGCCTGGGGCAGTTTATCGACAGCTTCAATGAATTCGAGCGACAGCAGACGAGAACCCTCCAGACGCGGCAAACCGCAATCATGGGGGAAAAGAACGACACGCATCGACAGATCCAAGAGGCGACGCGGGAACGTATTGCGCTCGGCGAGACCGGCGCCGGCGGGATGATCGATCAATCGATCGCTGAGCTCCAGGCGCATATGGACAAGTTGAACGAGGAGGAGAACAGGATCATTGAGATCCTGAGCGAGCGAAATTCCCCGAAGCCGGCTCCTCCCGAGCAGAAGTGGGAGCCGATCGCCCCGCCGGATGATGACGAGAAGGGCGGCGGCCGGTCCAAGAAAATCTCTGAAGCCGAAAAGGAAAAGAAGGCGATCGACGACGTCATCGCGTCGCTGCGCGAGGAGCTGGCGATCATCGGCCTTACCGACATTGAGCGTGAGCGGACGATTGCGCTCCGCGAGGCGGGTGTCGAGGCGACCTCGAAGGAAGGCCGGGAAATCTCGGCGCTCATTGACGAGAAATACCGCCAGCTGGCGGCCGAGGAGGCTCTGGCCGAGCAGTATGAGCGGAGCGAGGAAGCAGCCGAGCGGATGGGACAAGTCCTTGACGATCAGCTGATGCGCATCGTCGACGGCAGCTTCGACGCGAAGGAGGCAATTGCGGCACTGCTGACCGAGATCATCAACGTGCAGACGAACGGGAAGGGGCTTTTCGGTTCGCTGTTCAGCTCCATCTTTGGCGGCGGTGGCGGTCTTAGCTCCAACTTCGTGCCGACCACGACGCTCGGCGATTTCCTCGGCTATGGCGGTGCGCGCGCCGGCGGCGGCGATGTTTCTCCCGGGCGCATCTATCGGGTCAACGAATACGAGGACGAGTTCTTTGCGCCGACCAGCCACGGCCGGATCATCGCGCCGAGTAAACTGTCCAGCGCGTCGGCAGAGGGCGATGGAGGCGGCGGCCGTACCGTCGTCGAGATCGTACTGAGCAAGGATTTGTTGGCCAGTATCCTCGAGCAGACCGGCGACCAGACAGTGCGCATTGTCCGCAGCAATGAGGAAGCCCGGGCAAACTATCGCCAGAACGGCGGGGAAGATTTCTGATGGCGTTTCTCATTTCGCTTCCGAGCGTGGTTTATGGCCAGGTCGCGTTCGATCCGGTTCGCATCCGCGATACCAACCGCATGGAGGGTCGGCGCACCGAGACGGCATATTCCGGGACGCCATATTGGGCCGCATCCTATTCCGCCTCGAAGCTGACCACGGCCGAGGCGGCGTTGTTCGACGCCTTCAACATGGACGCGAATGATGGCGGCTACATTGCCGGCTACGATCCGCACAGGCCTCGGCCGATTGCCTATCAGGGCAGCAGTCCGCTTTCCGGCGTGAAGGCGGGCGGCGGATTGTTCAATGGCGACGCGGTGCTGCAGTCGATCACGGATCGCAATACGATCGTGATCTCGGGCCTGCCAGCCGGCTTCAAGCTCGGTCCCGGTGACTATGTGGAGGTGCGGAAATCGACCTTCGTGCGATCGCTGCACCGGATCACTCTTGCCGCGACAGCAAGCGCAGCGGGCGTCGTGACGCTGAAGATCCGCTTCGGGCTCGACCTGCAGGTGTTCACGCTGCCGTGCACCGTCCACTTCGAGAAGCCATCCTGCATCATGGAGATGGATGCGGGGAGCTTCAGCCTGCCGAAGACCTGGCCGAACTATAATGTCCAGTTTACCGCAACGGAGCTGTTCCTCTCATGAGCGTGCTATCTCCCGAGGTCGAGGATCTGATTGAGAGCGGCGAATTCGCGCTGCTGGACCTGATCCGCTTCGATCTGCCCGGCAAAACGGTCGGCTATCACCGCGGCGGCCGCAAGTTCACCTATAACGGCTTGCTGTACCTGCCGAACCGGTATCTCCAGCCCGGTGACCTGGTGAGCGGCGTCGGCGTGGCCGTCACCACGCGGACCGTCGTCTTCTCCAACATCCCGGTGACTGATCCCGAGGATGCGGTCGCGAGAATTGAGGAGTTTAACTACCAGAACGCGCCCGTCATCATCACCTCGCTCGCCGGCGAGCCGGGCAGCAGCAATGTCGTCGGGGTGCTGGTCTCCACCATCTACGAGATCGACCAGGTGCGCTACAACGAAGGCGCGGTCTCGGGGTCCGAGCGGACGCTGACCATGATGATCGACCTGCAGCCGCCCGGACGCTCGGCGCGGGGTTCTACCGGCGTGAAGCGCTCGCAGGCCGAGCAGCAGTTCGACAATAATCCGACCGACACGGGCCTGGAGCACGTGGCGACCAATGCGACCATTCCAGAGGAATGGGGCCAGGTGTCGAGATGAGCAGAGTGGATACCCGGCGCTTGCAAACGTCATGAGCGTCGCCGATTAATTGGCAGCCCGCCAGGAGTTCAAAGAATGCCCTTTCAGCCTGAAATTGCGTCACTGCCGCTCGCCACCGTTCTCTTCCTCGCTGCTGGGTACAGCGGCTACTTTATTGCGAACACAGGCATTCGCGACCATCACAAGAGTGTCGATGTCGCATTTTCGAGTGCGGTCTTTGGTTTCTTTGGGCTCATTCTGCATCAAACGTTGGTTACTCATGAGATCAACGTTTACGCCTCGACGCTGCTGCCCTACGCGGCATCATGCCTAATAGGCGTCGCTTGGCGCATGTGGGGTCGTCGCGGCATGAGATGCGTACTCAGGTTTCTGCATGTAAGCTATGCAGATGAGCTTCCGAGCGCGTGGGTCTCTATGTTTAATGTCACCGGTGTTGACGGGACCCAGCTAGCTGTTCAGCTAAAAAATGGGACTTGGCTTGAGTGCGATGATCTTCATCGCTTCGCGAAGGCGCCGAACGGGCCTTGTGTTTTGGGCACCAACGGGGACGTCCTGATGTATGTGACGCATTACCGGCTATCAGGTGAGGACAGACGCGAGAACGCGGCCGTCCAGTTTGAAGCCTGGGGCGATGAAATCACCTTCATCCCCGGCTCTGAAATTGCCCGCATAGATCTTCGACGGAAGAAGAAGCTCACTTTCCAGGCGGCTTAGGCGTCGTGTTTTCGTTGGTGGTGGGCGTATAGCTGCCGCCAACATCTGGCTTCTGTATCTCGGTTGTTCGCGGGATATAGCTTCGTTGTTCTTGTTCGTTGCGATCCTTCGTCATGTGCCGCTCTCCTTCTGAGTTGCATGCTCTTCGTCGTCGCCGATCAACACTTCAGTTCAAAAATCCCCTTCGTTGCCAGCTGGGCAATGGACCAGACTGACAACCAAAAGTCGAGTCCTTCATGAATCGCTTCCGCATCGTCGAAGCCACGCTTACGCGTGAGCTTGCGAAACCCTATGCCTATGGCTCGGCCGATTGCTTCATGCTCGGCTGCGCCTTCATCGACGCGCTGTCGGGATCGGCCACCGCCGACAACTATCGCGGCGCCTATCGCACGCTCGCCGGCGCGCAGCGGGCATTGCGCCGGCGCGGGCACACGTCGCTGGTGAGCTTCTTCGCGGCCGAGCTCGGCCAGGAGCCGAAGGGTGGGGCGGAAGCGCGCCTCGGCGATCTCGTCATCCTGCGTCTTGCCGATGGCGCCGAGCACGTAGGCGTCTGCCTCGGCGCCCGTTTCGTCACCAAGGCCGAGCGCGGCCGCAGCGATCACGGCCTCGCTGACGTCATCGCAGCCTTTCATCTCGGATAGTTCATCATGGCAATCTTTACAGGTATCGCCACGGCAATCGCCGGCGCGCTTTTCGGCGGCTCTGCGCTCGCCACCAGCCTTATCGGCGGCGCGCTCGCCTTCGGCGCGAAGTTTGCCGTGGGCAAGCTCACCCAGCAGAAACAGGGCAAGCAGAAGCACACGGCCGTTCAGGGTGAAATCCAGTTCGGCGGTGATGTACCGGTCGGCATGCTCTATGGTGTCGGCAAGACCAAGGGGCAGCGCGCCTTCTACGCCAAGTGGGACAAGGGCAACAAGCGCAATGCCGAGGTCTTCATCCTCGCCAACGGCTGGTGCGACGGGCTGGAGCCGTACGTCTATATGTATGGCGAGAAATACAATCTCGTGGCGCAGGCGACGATCGGCAACGAGGTCGCACGCTACGGCGTGCAGGGCTTCATCGACGGCGACGGCAACAGCGCGATCTCGATCCGCTTCTATGACGGTCGCCCGGGGCAGGGCGTCGACCAGCGCCTCGTCGATGTCACGGCCAATCTCGGCAACAAGTGGAAGGCCACCAGCAAGCTTTCGGGCATCTGCTATGTCGTCGTCGAGCGCTACTACCATCTCGAATTCTTCCGCGACGCCGGCAAAGGCAAGCCGGACATTGACTTCGTGCTGCGCGGGCTTCGCGAATACGATCCGCGCAAGGACTCGACGGTTGCCGGCGGCTCCGGGACGCAGCGGCTGAACACGCCATCGACCTGGGTGCACACGAAGAACCCCGCCGTGCACCGGCTGAACTACCAGCTCGGGCTGCGTGCGCTTGTCTCCGGCCGGACGCTAATCGGCGAGGGCAAGAGCCTCGGCCAGATCGACCTCGCCACCTATTTCGTCGCCATGAACGTCTGCGACACGCTGCGCAGCAATGGCAAAAAGACCTATGAGTGCTCTGTGTTCGTCAGCGGCGACGATGACCACACCGAGGTGCTGAAGCAGTTCGACGATGCCATGGCCGGCTATGGCCTCAATCGTCGCGGCCTTTCCGGCATCATTCCCGGTGCGCCGCAGATCCCGGTGAAGGATCTGACCGCCGCCGATATCCCGGTCGACCGTGCCAAGGACGTGCAGTTCCGGCCATCGGCCTTCGAGCGCTTCAATCACCTTTCCGGCCAGTTCACCTCGATAGAATCGATGTGGAACCCGGAGAGCCTGAAGCCGGTCTATGTGAATGCTGACATCGCCGCCGACGGCCGGAACCGGCAGACGAGCATCGATTTCCTGCAGGTGACCGATCCGGACATTGCGCAGTATCTGCTCAATATCCGCTATCGGCAGAACCGCATGGGCGGCAAGGCGACGGTTCCCGTCAGCCGTCGCTTTGGCCTGGCGGTGCAGGAAGGCGAGTGGATCACCTGGCGTGGCAAGACCTGGCTGATCAGTGAATGGCGGGCGGACGAGCGGCTGCGCATCACCCTGGTGCTCTCCGAAACCAGTGCTGAGATCTATGACGACGACGGCATCGAGCCCGGCCCAATCGTCGTGCCGCCGACGCCGCCGATCAATCCGTCGCTGCTGTCGACGGTGCAGAATTTCAACGTTGCCGTGGGCATGATCAATGGTGCGCAGGGCTATGACACGCCGGCGCTCGTCTTCACCTGGACGCCGCCGGACGATCCGACAATCACCGCCGTGCGCTTCGTCTATCAGATCGAAGGCACGACGGAGCTGTTCGAGGATCAGTGCACCTCGCCAGAAGACGGCAGCTTCCGCACCACGAAGAACGTCGTTTCCGGCAAGGTCTACAACGCCCGGGCGACCATTACGACCGTGCCCGACCGGTTGCGCACCTTTACGCCCTGGATGACGACTGCGCAGCCGACAGGCTTGCAGACGCTGCTGACCGGCTTGAAGGAACTGCAGGACGACGCGCTCAACCGCTTCAAGGAACTGCAGCAGGAGATGGACGAATTCTTCCGGCCGCGGCTGGTCGAGCTGCTGGATGCTTTCTCGCTCGAAGGCGCAGTCGGTCAGATCGAGCGCCAGCAGATCGTTGCCACCATAGGCGACGCGCTGGCGCAGATCACCGAGGAGCGCCGGGTGCGCGTTTCGGAGAACGAGGCAACGGCGCAATTGCTGACGTATCTGCAGGCGAGCCTCGGCGGCACAAATGCGCGCCTGATCACCGAGGAGACCGTGCGTGCGACGGCAGATACCGCACTGAGCAGCCAGATCACGCAGCTCACTGCGGAAACCGGCAGCAATGCGGCGGCAATCCAGACGGAGGCTACCGCGCGCGCTAATGCCGACAGCGCACTCTCTACCCAGATCACCAGCCTCGATGCGGAGGTCGGTGACAATCTTGCCCGGCTGATCCAGGAGGAGTCCGCCCGCGCCGATGGCGACAGCGCCAACGCGACAAGCATCAATGGCGTGAGCGCGGATCTCAACGGCCGCTTTGCACAAGGGCTTGTAAAGTTCGAGGCGGTCGCGGAGCCGACCGGCGTTGATGCTCGTTTCTCGGTGTTGTTGCGGGCCGGGACCAACCAGAGCTTCAAGGTGTCAGGCTTCTATGTTGAGCTTTACACCGAAGGCGGTGTGCAGAAGTCGCGCATGGCCGTGCAGGCGGATCAGTTCCTCGTCACCTCAGGCAACAGCCGGCACTATCCGCTGGTCTTCGAAAATGGCGAGCTGAAGCTGGCGATTGCCAACATCGGCACGGTCAATGCCGGTCTTCTTCAGTCGCTGAACGGCAAGATGAAAATCGACCTCAACAACGGCACGATCGAGATCTTCAGCTGATGACCAGGACAATGATTGGCGTCGATAGCACCGGCGCCGGCTGCATCAAGATCATGAAGAACGACGCCGACAATCCGCGCACCACGCCGGACAGTCAGCGGTCGAAGTTTCTCTATAACTCGAAATACGCTCTGAACGCGTCGATTGCGCATATCGAGCGTATCAATCAAATTAGCTCTGGGGGAAGTGTCCAATACAATTATTACCCGGCAGGGTCGAACGCGGCCAACTATCAGAAGATGGAAGGATCAGGCGGCGGGGAGTCGACATGGCTGTTCCGCACTTCCGCGTTCCCGAAATGCAAATACAATATGCCCCTGTTTGACGTGAAAGCCACACGGACGAACACCGGGCGTTTCAACCAGCAGCGAATTCAACGCCGCTATTCAGGTAAATATTATAAC